GTACAGTTGGTGAGGTTGGTGCAGTTGTAAAAGCCATAGCCAGTGCCAGTGCCAGTGCCAGTGCCAGTACAGTTGGTGAGGTTGGTGCAGTTGTAAAAGCCTCTGCCATAGCCAGTGCCAGCCGTATTGTTTTGATTTACCTCAACCGTTACGTTACGGAAAAAATAATCTGTTCCGGGGTTTATAAAATTTGGGTAGGAGCCGTCAGCCTTGCCCTTTATCCCACAATAATAAGTTGTGGCAGATGATTCGTTATTAATTACAAGGCGGCTTCCCGATTCGCCCACAACGGATAAGGTTCTGCCGTCAGATATGTCTATCGCCGACAAGGGATCGGCAGCAGTGCCGCCGTTGGAATTAGGCGCGTTGTAAGTCCATGTACCAGCTTTTATTAAAATCCGCGAGTAATCGTTACCCGGCGCGTCAACCGCCCATGCTTCTAATGCGGCATCTGAATTTACAATGAACGTGTACTTATTAAGGGTAACGATCCTCGTAAACAGACACTTGAGGTTATTTCGTATAGTCTGCAAGAGCGCGATTATTGGCGTTTGAACAATCTCTGGAAGTTCTTCCGCTTCCGGCTCGTCTTGTAGTTCTGTCGTATCGGGAGCCTTCGAAGCAATTTGTTCCGCCATAGCAGGGATAAGTTCCGCTAAATTCTCAAGACCTTCCGGCTCAATCATTTCTACTCTTTCTACTAACTTTAGTATCGCTTTTGCGGTTTTGTTTTCAGATTCCTCTATCTCGCTTCCTCTCTGCCCTGCAATTTCCTGTATTTGCATGACCGCCTTATCGCCTATTTCTTCTATTTGCTCGGCTGTTAATTTTCCTCCGTTTTGCAAATCTATCTCTTGTGTCTTGGGAGTAACGCGCTGTATCAATAGCCGTTCAGCTTCTGGCGGCAACTCGGTAATTAAAACAAGCTCTTTATTCTGTGCGCTCGACACCGTATAGTCCGTCCCATAATCTAGCCAGTTGTTTTCATAGTGTTCGAACGGCTCTGTTGCCCATTTCTGCCAGCAGCATTTAATATGTTCCGGTTTGAGGAATTTAAACGGTATTACGTAACGCCCCGTACCTGACGGTTCATAAATCTCTTGCGCTTTCTCACTAAATATTACAAACTGCCTCCTTTCCTAATAGATTAATCTCAATTCTGGTTTCACGTGCGTCAGCGCGTTGTAAACGGGTTTATGTTCTTCGGCAAATTTTATTACGTCCGGTTTTGTAAACCCGTTGCCGCCCAGATAAACGTATTTGAGCCCTGCGGCAAGCCTCTCCGCATCCGGCTGGTGTTCATCGTAAAAAGATTGTTTTTGCTGGTCGATAGACATATTTTTGATCATCGCCATTATTTCCTGTACCTCTACCGCCAGTTTGTCAACCTTGCTGTCTACATCGTGCAACTGCCCAAAAGTAACATCACGCGAAGCTTTGTAAGGACAGGGTGTATTCGGGTCTATTGCTTCTTCTGTTTGCAGTTCAAATATTCCGGCCTTTACTTTTTTGAATTTCCCAAATATTTTGTATAACCTGCCGGGGAAAAAGATAATAAAAAAAACTGAAACTACAATAATGGCATGGAAAATATAGTTGTCTATAATCCATTTCCAAAATTCAATCCACGTGTTTACACCTTATCTCCTTCCTGACAAAGCCAAGGGATTAAATCCCAATTCCCCGTCGCCGTCTCCAATTCCAAATAACTTCTTGCCTTCTTTAAAGCCCGATGCCGGCAAGCCTTTGTAAATTGCCGCCGCTTCAAATGCCTGCGCCGAGGCTTTCAACAATTTATCAAAGTCCTTTTCCTGTGCCGCCGTAATGCCTGTGCTTACAGCGTTGTATCCTTTTTCCAGTACCGGGAACATATTCCTCACGCCGCCTTGCCAGTTCTTTTCTCCCGTAATAGCCTGCTGTGTCAACCTCGTTATTTCGCTTCCAATAACCGGGAAAGAATCCGTAAATTGAGTGGTCGCCCACCAAGCCAGTTTCCTTGCCTTCATTTCTTCGTCATCGTCATCGTCAAACCACTGCGTTATTGCGCCTAACATTATTCCTGCTACTGTGTAACCGATTATTGTCCCTGCCCATTGCCTGTACTGGCGGTCGCGCATCATCTGGGGCATATCGTATCTTATGTTCTGCCATATCATAGACAGGGATTGGGTAAACTGTAGGAAGGCTTTTGCCCACTCGTTATTTCCTTTGAATAACATGGGCAGATCGCCGTGCCATGAAGACGGCTGGGTTAAACTTACTATATCATCTGCATATTGGGCTGCTTTTACTCTTAAATCCTTCTCGCTTATATTAGCATTGGAAGGTTCCGCTGTCAATCTTTTATATTCTTTTCTGAATAAAACCAGCCAGCCGGGGGCTACGCAAGTTCTGTCAATCCACTCAAGCCCTTTCATTCCCAATTTATTAAAATCATTAAGCGCATTAACTGCCTTATTGTCCGACCTGTGCGCCGCCTGTTCTTTCACCAGATCAATCATCAAGCTCACGCTTCTGCTTCCCATGTATGGGCTTAATTCTAATATCTCATTCCATAGCTTGGTATGGCTTGCCGCGTATTCTATCTGTACTGCGTAATATTCCAATGGATTCATGTAAGCGAAAAACGGCGCGGGGCTTGTGATAGCTTGTTTAAGTATGCTTGATGTTTTCCAGCCTAAATAAGCCGCCGCCGTGTTTCCTCTTATCTTCCTTACAATTCTATCCATTGTCGATAAGGTTGTCTGCGGATTGGGGTCTGCCAGTTCGTTAATGAATTTGTCGATGTACGTCATCGCGTCCTGTCCGTACCTTCTCTGTATCGTATCCCTTACAGGGCGGCTTTTCTTATATATCTGGTTCAAGTCTTTTACCAATTGCCCGTGAGAGATAAAGTGTTCCTGCCTTTCCATTGCTTCAGTCCACACTCCGAAGATGTCAAGTTTAATAGCGGTCTGGTACTGGATTGGAATCTCGTTCCGCTCTTTGGTAAAGCCCTTTTCTACAAACACATTAAAGGCTCCTGCCGATGATCCCATAAGTTCTCTGGCAAGCTGCGCGTCCGCGCTGTTAGAGCTTACGGCCTGCGTCCTCATTATCGGGAAATAATTTTTTTCTTTTCGCATAACGTTGTTATTGTATCTGGTTAAAAACTCGCTCACCCTCTCTCCGCTCATTGCAAAGTCTGCGGCTAGAGCGTCCATAAGAGGTTTAAATTTCTGGTTGGCTTCTAAAAATTTCTGCGCCTCTGCCATAACTTTAAAAAATCTGTCATCGGCAAGCATTTTCAACGGCGTTGTTTCTTCCGGGGTTATGCCTTTAACCTGATATTCTCCGCGCTCGTACTCTGAAAGAAGGTTGCCGCCGATAATAGCGTCTTTTGAATATTCATTTTCGCTCGCGTAAATAAAGCCCATTGCCTCTGCCGCCGTAAACTTGGTTATCCCCAAATCTCCGCCGAGGTCAATTTCAAATGCCTTCTGCCACAAGTCTTTCTCGGTTATCTCCTGTTTTTTCATAACCTCGTATATCTTGTTGGCTCTAAAGTTCATCGCGGACAATTCCTGATTGTGCGCGTTTCTCGCTCCCCTGTAAAGAATTGACATATTCTTGCCGTTGGTTTCTCCGTTGTCTAACATTCTCGTAAACCTATAGACGTTCATATCAGCGTATTTAAATAGCACACCTTTCATGTTCAAGCGTTTGTTGATAGTTTGAGATAGCCCTCCGGCTCCTTCCTTGTATTTGCCGAGTATCTTTTCTACTTCATCGCTGTCATTAAGCACCTTTCCTTTTTTCACTACCGTGCGGATCGTTTTCATTACTTCCGTTCTGTAGGCTTGGATTCTCTTCCGCTCCGCGTCAATGTTGGCTTTGTAAAGCTCCTTTCCCAGCACGGTCAGATCGTCAACTATCTTTGCCAGCTCCTCCGCTTCCGATAACGTCCATTCGGAATAAGACTTGTCGATAATTCTCTGGTATACGTCCGGTGGCAGATATTTTGAGGCGATCTGCTTCGCGGTTTCTTCGTTAATGTTCGGGTAATTATTGTCTCTCCGTATGCTTCTCCCTTTCAGTCCGATCACTGTATTATTCGGCGGTAACTTATTATAAAGATACTGCCGATCTTTATCGGTCAGGTCTTCAAACTTCTCTTTACTGAATAGGCTGGTTATCTTTTCTTGGGTAAACTTGTGCCTGTTTTTTTCGTCATTCAATATTTCAGAGCGGAGTTTTTCGTCTGTCTTCCACCTTCCAAAGAATTCACGTAAGTCTGGTTTATTATAATCGTCAATAGTCCGATCTAAACCTTCCAGCATGGACGGCTCCGCGAATTTTTGAATAGCCGCCACTGCAATTCCCTGTTCGGCGTTCACCTGTTGGGGGGTTATTGACCGCAGGGTTCTCCTTACCGCGCTCACTTTGTCCTTGTTAAGAGCTTTCAAGGTTTCTCTCTGCTTTTTAATCTCCTCTTGATGCGCTTTTAATTTCTCAACTGCGGACGTAGCCGCAAGATGTTTCTGTAAAGTCGCCTCTGCCTTTGCCGATTTTTTGTAGTCTTTCAATGTTTCAACCGCAAGAATTTCTTTTATATCCAGTTCAAGCTGTTGCACTCTTGAAAGAGCTTGCAGATCTTGCACAAGGCTGTCGTAATTGGCTTTGTTCCTCTGTAGCCTCATGGCAATTCTTGCCGCGTCCCTCTCGCCGTTTTTAATTGCCTTTTCAAGCTGTTTGTTTTCTCTTGTGAGATACTCCCTCTGGCTTAAAACTTTTTTCCACTTTTTATTAAATTCTTCTCCAGCCTGCCGCTCAATATAATTATTGTCTTCCTGCCTGTCTTCTTCGGCTTCTTTTAATTCCGCCTCTGTTTTTTGGATTTGCTCCTGTAACTTTTTGATATACGCTTTTTCTATTTCTTCGTTAAACTTTGCCTTCCCGGTTCTTACCTTCTCCGCAAAGTCCTCAATGTCTAGTTCCTGCGCAAGCTGTCTTAATTTTTCAGGCGTGAGGCTGTCAACGTCCTGCCTTCTGCTGTCGGTGATTCTGTTTTTAAGGATTTCGGCGGTCATGTCTTCCGGGCTTACTGTCAAGTCCTCGCGTTCCATTACTTCGGCGTAAAGCTTCCGGTATGTTCTTGGCTCGTTCTTTATCATGGTCAAGACTTGCTTGCGCTGTTCCGGCGTTGCTATCTTTCCCTTGTTTAAGATTATTGTTTGCCATGTTGTGTGTCCGAAAATCCGGCGCAATTCTCGGCTGGTCTCTACCTGCCTGTCTCTGTATTCCGCTTCTTCGCTTCCTTCTTCCGCTCCCCACTGGCTGTAGTCTTCATTGAGCATTTGCACTGCTGTTTCTACAAAGTTTTCAAGCTCTCCGGGTGCGCTGATTATCTCCTTAAAATCCTTGTCCTTCTCTGCCGGGGTCAATTCCTTATTGCCAATTTCGATGGTCTCCGCGCCGGTCTCTATCTGTCCGCTTGATTTAACAGCTTGCTTCGCTTTCTTCACAAACTCGTTAAACCATGCGTTGATCTGCTCATCAGTAAGACCTTCCAATTCCTGCGGTAATTCGCCGAATGTCTCAATATATCCCCTGTAATCTTTGCCGTCCTCAAAGTCTGCGGCTTCCTCTAGCATATCGCGGTCGCCGAATTGGAAAAAAGTCTGCGTTATGTTTATGTCGCTGTCGTCAAAAATAACATAGTTATGCGAGCCTTCCCCGGCGGCTCGGCTGTTGCCGTCCAGATAGCGTATGCCCTTAATGCCTAGAGAATTAAGATATTCCGATGCGGCTTTCTTGCTTCCTAAGTTAATTCCAATAGTATGGTATAGATCGCTACCGTCCGAGCTTCCTTCAAATATTTTGTTTATCAGAGCTTCTGTTGTTTCGGCATCATAATATTTTCCGTTACCAAAATCCAAATCGATCCTTGCTGTTTTTGCATTGTCTATTTCTCTCGTTCTAAAGTTAAAAATTTTTTCTGCGTTGTTTATTATTATTCTCTTTATCAGCTCCGGCTGCTCACTAATTTTTTTATCCCAATCCAGCAGTTCATCATCGCTGGGAATATCTACTTCATAAAGCTGGCCGGGGGTCTTGAATTCTTTTTCAAATATTTTTTCAAACCATGCTATTGCTTCCGGCGCGTATTCATTTTCTCTGGCTTCCTTCAAGGTGTTCTTATAATCATAGTTGACCATAAGATTTTCAATCATAGCCATGCGATCAAAGAGTGAACGCGCTTCTGTCGGTTTTTTATTATATACTCCTTTCTCCCAATGCTTGTACCATTCTGCCATAGTGCGTCCAGAGAATTTTTTATCGTTCATTTCCTCAAATTGTCCGGTGCGGCTTGATAAAGTTTCCCGGTAATATTCTGCGAGCTCTTTACTGCCTGCAAAGTAATGTCCCCAGCCGAATGCCTGCGCTCCCTCGCCTTCGCCCATGTGTGAATTGTCGAAGCGATCAAATTTATGTGGGCTGCCGTGGAAAGCAGGTTGGAATAAAGTATTGTATGCTTTATTTATAATGTCTTTGCCGTCTTGAATAATTATCTGATCTTCACGCGCTACGTCTTCAGTATCGGCAAGCAGAGTTCTGTGTCTATATGGTCTTTCTATTCTGGTTGCTGCATTACGCGCTTCTACTTCCCCGGCAAGCCTGCGGTATTGCTCATACGCCGTAAGCCCGTCGAATTTTTCATCAGGTGTAGCTCTTACTTCTTCTTCATCTCTTATTGCCCTTAGATAATCCGCCCATGCCGCCTTTGCTTTTGGGTCTGCCTGTATACGCGCCAAAGATGAACCGTCCGTATCTTCTTCCCTGTTAATTCTTTGGGCATCTTCTTTTAAGTTTTCCGGTATTTCTTTAAATGCCTTTCTTCTGGCTTCTATAATGTCGCCTAATATATATAGTTTGTTGTTTTCTTGCTTAAATTGTGTTAGGTTTCCTCCTCTTGAAAATCCCTCGATGCGCTGTATGGCGTGTTGTATTTCGTGAACAAGTGTTTTCTTAAGTCTTTCAGCTAGATTTTCGTTCAATAACGCATGAGGTATTCCTATTTTATTATTCTCTGAATCGTAGTATGCTGAATCAGATATATTATCGTCCGCAAATACAGTTACATTTTTTAATTGTGGATATGCGGTAAACAATCCGCCATCGCCGCTAAGTATATTACCCAGCAATGCTCCTTCTTTTCCCCCCATGCTGATACGGGACTGCGCAATCCACCCGAAGGTTATATCCGGTATCTCATACCGCCACTTGCCGTCCGCGCCGCGTTCCCAGCCGGTTGCCTGCCTAATCGTTAACGCTTCTTTTCCGGCTTCTTCCATTTGCCGGGCAATATTTAAGTTATCAAGACGGGTAGTTGATTCCGTTGCCTTGTCTATGGCTTCGGCTCCTTGCTCTCCGATAATCTGAAATAATGTTTGTGTAATTTGTATTTCACTGCCGCCGAATATCACATAATTATATGCGCTTTTCTTTGTTGTAGTTGAATTATTAACTAGATATTTATTCCCTTTAATGCCTAGAGTATTAAGAAGTTTTGATGCCATTTCAGGATTGTATTTATCTGCTAAAAGTTTATAAAACATCGCTCCGGTAAAGGTGCTTTGTATTTCCGCTTTTGCGGCTGCTGTAGCTTCTGCCAGCGTTTTGAAATTTACTTTACCCTTTATAGATTTGTTAAACCTGTATCCGTCACTAAGGCGGTTGATATTGTACTGTTGATTAAAATTGCTGCTGCCGTCCTCTTTCCAAGTAATAAGTCTGTCTATCATTTTCTGTACTGCTTCCGGCTGATTTGATATGCGCTTTTCAAAATGAAGCAGTACATCGTCATCGGGAATGCTGACTTCGTAAAGCCTCCCCTGCGTTCCTTTCTTAAGCGATTGTTGTTTTTTATACGCTTCTCCTAAGTGCCTTTCGCTGGCGATATAATGACCGTACCCGTAAATCTGCGCTCCTACGCCTGTTCCAATCTTTGAATTGTCGAAAGAATTAAATACAAAGGGGCTGCCGTGCCAGCCTGTCTGGAATAGGATAGAGGGGTTCATTGGATTAAATGTTCCGGCGTTATCTGTCGCGGATTTTATTTGGTTCGACTTAAAAGCGGTATATGTGGAACCGTAATTCTTCCCTTTGTATTCAACATTGCCTCTGCCCTTGTCTACGACCTTATTAACAATAAGCCCGTCATGCTTACTAGATTTTATTGCGTATTCGGCCAGTTCATTTATGGTGTAATACTCGTTCTTGTATACTATATCTTGCCAAGTCTCCCCTTTTGCATTCACTTTCAACGGGTTTCTTATATTCAGGAATACGGCAATTACATTTGCGTTTTCGTATTTCTTGCTTGACCAATCGCCCTGCCATTCAATGGTATAACTTTCCGCCACATCCTCCCTGTTCGTAAAAAAGAACGTTCCATCGGGTGCGCCTGTCTGTGATTTAGAACCACTTTTAGTAGGATCAAAAACATCAAATAACGCGTTAGTACCATGATAAACTACTTTCGGTTCGCCGTTTTCGTCAATGATTTTTGATGCGTTATTCGGATCGTTTTCCCAATCTCCGAACCAGTTTTTGAATAGTTCCGTGCGTACAGCCAGCCATTGCCTTTCTGTAAGGTTGGTGTCCTTTCCGTTCGTGGCTTTCAGCCAGCCTTCTTTCGGTGTGCCGTCTTTATTGTGGTACTGGTCATATATGCCGTTAAGCTGTTCGGCTGCCGCTTCGCTTACTTGATACAGCGCATCGTCCGCTGCGTCCATAACATACTGCGCTTTTTCTTCAAGAGGAATATCGGGGCTGTCGATTATTTCATCGCGCTGTCGCGTCTTTTCGTTTGCTGCCTTGTCATTCTCCGTTTTTTCCGTTTGCGTCTCTCCTCGGGCTTCCTCGTGCGCCTGTACCTCTGTTCCGGCTTGGTCTGTCTCGTTGTTAAAGAGCGATTGGAAAAACTTGTCTACTTCCGGCGATAGTTCCGTCCAGCCTTTCATCTGCTCGTAAATGCGCTTCATGAATTCTTTGATTTTTTCAAAGAGGGTTTTCATCTCTTCGCTTGGGGCTGTGCCGTGGGTAAAATATATTTCCCCTGCTTCCGCGAAGGCTTCTGAAAAATCTACCCATGTCTCTTTGTTCCAGCTCTTATAGTTATCGTTAAAGTAAAGCGTCTGCCCTGCTTTCGGCCCTCTTTTCATCTCCCAGCCGTTCAATGCCTTAATCGCGCTCATTCTCTCATCGTGCGTCAAATCGCCTTCAACCGCGTGGAGAAGAACCTCGTGTATAACTGTGGAAGGGTTGGAAGCGTGTTTGCTCACATACACAACGCGGCGCATTCCCTCTGCCGTTCTTTCAAACCATGTTGCGCCTTGTACCCGTGTCCCCTTGAGCTGCGCCGCTATTATATCGCCGTTCGGGTTATCGTTCGGGTCGTTGGTTATCCTCCCTACAAGCCTGTTAAAAGCTCCTGTAAGGCTTTCGCCTTTGAGCTTGCGGGTATTAAGCCATTCAACGGACATTGCTACTTCAAGGTTGGAAGTTCCCTTCGGCATTAGTTGTGTAAACTTCCGCGCAATCTGCTGCGCTTCTCTGCTTACATTTCTGTAATTCAATCCATTCTTCGGGCCGTTGGGATTGTTTTTTATCAGCTCGTCTCTTATTGCTATGTTCTGTTCATGTTTGGGGTTCCATATATAATTCACGTTGCCGAATTTCTCCGTGAATTGGCTCCACAGATCGCCTCGCAAATTCTCATATCCGCTTACCATTTTGAATTCGTCAATGGTGATAGTGTCTCCGTTTTTTGTATAAATGATATATCCGTATTGATTCGTTCCAGCCTGATCTTCGTCCTCAATGCGCGGGTCTCCTGCTACAAAGCTTCCGTTAATGCTTCCGTCTTCGTTGGTGTTTGTATACTCCTCAATTTCCAGCTTGCCGTCTTCTTTGTAAACTTTTTCATTCGGTCTTGCCAGCTCCGTTATTGTTTCCTGATTTTTCTTTCCATTCTCGTCTTCATACTCCTCTGTGCGCTGTACGGTTTCGGTGTTGCGATAGTCGGTAATTTCCGCTAACGCTTCCGCGTCCTGTGCCTGTTTCGCTTTTTCTGCCCTCTGCTCCGGGGTTAATCTCTCCTGCTGTACTTTGAAAATGTCATCTAACAGAGCCGCTTCTTCATCGGTTTTCAAGTCTCCTTCAATCGGCAATTTATAGCCTTGTTCTTTAGCCGTGGTAACCATTTCTTTGAAGACTGCTTCATTGGGCGCGGCTTGCGCCATTCCTGCTAATTGTTGCGCCGCTCTTACATCGCTTCTGTACCCTATTCCTTCACCAAAGCCTCCGAGTATCAACGCGCTAAGGAATGCTCCTATTCCTCCCTCTACTCCCTCATGGAGTATTTCATCCAATTTCTTTTTCTCTATGTCTGGGTATTTCTCAATAATTTCTTTCTCAAGTTCTCCGCGCAAGTCCTCTCCAAATTCGGAATATATATCCCTTAGTTCCTGCTCCCTCTGCCTGTAATGTTCGTCAACCGCTTCGTTAAAAACATTGCCGCTTGAAATCGCCTGCAAGAATTCTTCGCTGAATTCCTGACCGCCTTCTTTCAGCCAGTTCAGGAAATGCCGTGAGGCTGTGCCTGCTTTTCCGCTGATAAACCAGCGGTTAGTTGCTTTGCTTACCGCTTGGGGTACAACAGCTCTCGCCAATCCCCTTCCGCCTGCCGCTTCAAGCCCTCCTAAAGACCCTTCGATTATTCCTTCTAAAACTGCATCCGACTGCGCATGGGTCATTGCTATGTCATGGGAAAATCCCGCGTTTCTCATTTCACGGTACTTTAGTCCCCATGTAGAGTGATAAGTGCTTCCTGCAATCGCTAATCTGCTCGCGCCCGATATAAGCAAGCCCGATGTCCGCGCCGCCAATCCTGCCGCCTGCGCTATCGCGCCCGCGCCTGTTGCTGCTATCCCTGCCGCTATTATGCCTTCGCCAATCTGGACCGCGTTCTCTCCGGTAAACACGGCGGCTGCTCTAAGCCACTGCCCGGCATCCTGAAAAAAACCGCCCATGCTTACGTAATCTTTCTGCCACGGCTTCGGCGCGTGATCTCTTAATTGATCCAATCTTTGTTCGCGTTCATAAAGAGCCTGTAACAAACCGGGATCGTCCTCGCCCGTTCTCTGCCTGTGCCTCGCCGCTTGCTGGGCTATCTGGTTGTATTCCCTGTTAAGGAAAGACAGTTGTACGCTGTCCATAACCGCCTGTACTCCGGTCTTCCTGACAAAGTTCTGCCCCGTCCACTGCTGGTGTAAATTTTCAAGGTTCATAAAGGCAGTACCAATGTCTATTTCAAACAGGTTTGAGTAAACCCTCGCTGCCTGCGCTCTCTCTATTAAAAATTGCGGATCAACATCCGGGTTATCTTTCGATGTTTCAATTACTTGCCTTAATTGGTTAAGGAATGGTAAATCTTCGTCGCGGTAATTGCCGATACCCGGAATGCCGCTGTTTTCTTCCCTAAGCGTTCTGTAATAATCTTCCTGCGATTCTTTGAACCGCCTTTCCTGCTCCGCCATCATCGCGTCTTGAGCTTCCCAGCTCTGCCGCTTTTCAGCCATTCTCCTCTGCGATTCAGCCTGTGCCTGACCCTGAGGGGACGTGGGATCGTCCATAGCGTTAAAGTGTTGGTTTCTTATATAGTTAAGATAATCATTGCTTACAAGTTACTTCTCCCTCTTACGTTACAATCCTGTCTTATCATTTTTTATTCTATTAATCGTTATATTAATCTGTTCAATAAAATAATTGTAATTAGAATAACCAATGGTTATATCCCCGATTGCTTCTTCAATGTTTACAAAATAAGATAAATTAATATCCCTCCACTCAACCCTGCCGAATTCTACCGCTTCTCCTCTGCGATTTTTATCTATTGTATGACCTTCATTTATTGGTTCGCCGTATTGCATTCTAAGTTTATTTATTAAATCATCTTTTCTCCCTCTTGAGAAGAGAAATTCGTATTTGCCGAATACCAGCCTCCCGTTATAAAAATAAATACTCATAATACACTCGTACCCGGCTACTTGAATGTCCCAATATTCAAGGGTGTCTAACAATAAATCAGACGCGATATTTTGGGGTATAGATTCTCTAAAAAAACGCGGTGGGCCAATGCCAACGCTTATGGCATAAAACCGCTCTCCTGTTCTTCTATCATTTGGAACCCCCTCTCTTTCCAGTACGGCTGACATGGGAGTTCCCCATTCATAATTTCTGAAATTAATAATGCTGTTTGTACTTGTTTGCGAATATACATTGTATGAAATAATAAGAGCAACCGCAAATAATAAGCAAATCTTCTTCATAATTCCCCCACTTCATACATTATACTTCAATAAATTAATATTATCAATTACCTCGCTAATTAAAAACTGGCTCCGTTCCATTCAAAACTTGGAATTCTCCTTCCGCTTTCTCGTTCTCTCCTATCGAGTACGGCGTTAATAGTTTCAATCTGTTTTTGGAGATAACCTTCTCCTGCTTTTCCTAAGGACGAAACAGACCTTACTCCTAGCTTGGCCAGTACGTCTCGCCTAAATTCACTTAGGGCGGCGGCCCTTCCAATTCCTTCAGCTTTCCTGATAGCTCCTTCCCTTAGTCCGTTTATCTCTTCAGCTTTATCTCCCAAGTCTCTTTCGAAATGTACAATTGCGCTTGCCTTTCCTTCTGTTAAATCCTGTTCAAACGACACCCAATTCTCACCGTCCCTCTTCTCCAGATTGCCGTCAAGCCCTACGCGGACGGTCTCTTCCTTATCTCCGTTTCTAAGGTTAAAGAATAAATCGCCCGTACGGTCGCCCTGCCTGTTTTTTTCAAACTCAGCTTTTCCGCCTTCAATCTCCCACCCGGTTCCCTCTAACATAATCGTAACATTCTGCGTTTCGGCGGCGTTAAACTGGTTATATATTTGTTCAGCATTATTCCCTACATATCTGGTGGTGCTTCCCAAATATTCATCGTAATGGGTATAGTGCATATAGTCGATCTTGCCTTCCCGCGCCATCCTTCTGACGTTGCTAAGGTCTCTAATAGCTCCATTTCCACGAAGCAGATTGGCAGTTTCTGTTTCAACCATATTCTTTGCATAGTCTGTGAATCCTGCTGGTGTATGTTCATGCTGTGTTCCGGCATTGTCCGCCGCAAATCGCATCTGATCCATGTGGGTGCGTAGTTCCGCCGTCCTTCTGTCATAATCTCTCTGTTCCCGCGTGGGGTTATTCGAACTGCCGCCTCTCGGTCTTGCAGCCGCTCTCATTGCTTCAAACTGCGCTACGGAACTGGCGTATTCCGTGTGTACTCCGTCTTTTCCGCTTCGCATTTTTTGCATCAGTTCTATTCTAAAGTCCTCTGGTACATCAAGTTGGTATATCCTATCTGATGCGGTAAGCCCGTCCAATTCTCCCGCCGCCCATTTGCTGTACAACCAATTCGCTTGATCTTTTCTCTCCTGCAATGACAAACCCGATCTACTGCCGCCTAGTCTTTCCTCTTCCCACCTCAACCGATTAAAGCGGCGTTCGTATTCCGCCATATTGTCCGTTCTTTCGAATTCAGGTTTTTGGCTTTGCAGCCTCGATCTCAAGCCCTGTACTTTTGCAAGGGTAAGCGCGTTGCCGTTTTTATCAACTCCCGCTTCAAATCCAGCCATCTCGCCGCGCCAAAAGTTATCTAACTCCTCACGGGGAATTTTTAGATTATTATTTCTCGCATCCATCGCCTTGTCTAAGTACTCTTCTATTTGGGTTTCGGAAAGTTTTCTTTTTTTCGTATTTCCTTCAGCGTCTGTGTATTCTTCGGTGTATTCAAAGTTTCTCAAATATTCTCTGGCTGCTTCATTGCCTTCATTTATCGCTAATCTCTTGGCTTCATCAAGCGCGTTTAATGACTGCGCCTGCCGCTCGGCTCCAAGTCTTACAGCCTTGTTCTCGTCTTCGCTCATCCATGTCGCGCGGTCAATAACATCGTCTAACTCTGTAGCGTCTCCTGTCTGCCTGTAAACTTCTACAGCGTTTGTCATCTCTTGGTTAAATACTTCTTGGCGGTCTTTAACAACCTTATTAGCCGTTTCTGCCTGCGCTTTCAGAGCTATATTTGCAAAAGAATTTTCGGACATTTGCCTTGCTCTTTCCGCGCCGCCTTTCGTCCAAAAAATGCTATTCATTTCCTCATTTAATTCATCATAGGCTTGTTGTATCGTTCTCCCGTCTTTCATTTTCCAGTCGCCGAATCCCGTAAATCGCTGTCTTGGGGTTCCATCTTCATCGACCTCGGTCACAAAACCTGTCTCTCCGCTGGTTATGGCATTCCTAATTTCACCTTGTACTTGTGTATCTAGTTCCTGTCTTTTTAAATTGGCCTTATGCTCGTGGTAATCTCCTATTGCTTTTCCAAGATTGACAGCGGCGTTGGTAGCCGCTATCGCCGTATTTGCAACTAATATTCCTTTATTGAAATCGATCTGCCGCTGCTGCAAGTCCAGCATCTCCCTGTTGAGGCCGAATGCCCGTTGTGAAAGCCTTATGTCTCCCTCTAAATACTGCGATCTTTTAGCGTCCTGTACCGCGCTTTTTGAACGTCGGAGAGGGTTATAATTAATATTTATAAGTCTTACATCCGCCTCCTATACTTTGAACTTGTTTACGATGCGCTCCATTGACGATGCAACAAGCTTACCGTTTTTATACGTTCCAAAATTCTTGTTTATGAATTGTTGAAGGTCATTCTTCGCCGCATTGCTGTTTGCTATGCTCTGATCTGTCAGCTTAATTGCCTCATGCCAGTCCGCTATGGTCGATTTGGCAATATCGCGGTTTGCGTTCATTTCCTGCCGTTGGAACTCAAGGTCAAGTTTCAACTGATCCATTTCCATGTTCGCGGCTGTCAATTGCGATCCGAATAGTCCGCCGTTAGCGTCAAGCCTTCGGTCATCTCCTACATAATCTACCAGCTTGCTGTCAAACATTGCTGTAGTCTGCGCTTGTGAAGTCCCTGCTCCTACTCTCCCTGTCTTTCCTGCCATTGCGTCAGCGTAGCCTATTGCGTTCAGGAAATTTTCGTAAGTATCTTTGCCGCTTGCCATAAAAGAGTCTGTCTGCGCCTGTTTGCTCTGTACTTCCTGCGCGTACTGTGAGCTGTAATTTCCCAGCCACTTATCGTAACTGTCTACTTGACTTGTAGCGTCTCTTATATCTATGTCGTACTGTATTCTCTGGCCTTCCAAATCCGCGATGGTTTTTTCATAGTCGCGGATCGTATTCAGCCCATTGAGATAGCTGTTCTTCGTCTGAAGGTCAAGTTGATCCTGCGCGTTTTTATTTGCTTCAGCTCCCTGTATGCCGCTGACTACTACTCCGGCTACTGCGGCAGCTCCTATGATAATTGGTACTGCTGGCATGATTAAGCCTCCAATATTCCCACTCGTTCAACGAGCGCAAGCAGGGTAAAGGGGCATGGTTCTTCGTGAGCAATTACAAGTTTCCCCTCCGTGTCGATATTTCCTGCCGTCATTATATCATACTCCCCGGTAAACGGTTCCGGCGCGGATCCAAGTTCGTATTCTCCGTAGCGTTTTGTTATTATCTCCTCGGACTTTTCTTCCTCGGTTCCTGCTTTTCCTCCAAGTGTTTTGAATAATTGCAAGGTGATTTTCTCTATCCTTCTTTTCTTCCCTACGCTCGTGCCGTTGACCGGTATCTGCCTTGTATTCGGCGTAAAGGCCGCCTTGTAAGGCAAGCCAAGATGTACTGCTTCCGCCTTGTGCTGTAATTCAACCGTGCCGTTTTCTACAACTACCGGCGGTTCAATAGCTCCGTCCGCAAATACCCTGATTGTTTTTCCCTCAAATCTTTCGAGCCCTGCAATGGTGCTTGTCGGCTCTGCGAATTCTCTCGCCTCTCCTGCGTCTACGTAATGGCTTTCTGAATAATCGGCATTGATAAGGTCTTCAAACATGAAGTGCTCGACGTTTCTTTCCTCGCCTCGCTTCACCGTTAAAAATATTGCGTCTCCCGATTTCTGCGAGGCTGCGGCAATAGATTCTACAAAGCCGTCCGTGGGGTGTTTTGAAAAAGCTATCATTCCTGCCCTAACGTCTATTAAACAGCTTACCAGCTCCCCTGCGTTCGTTACTGCCCATATCATGGGGTAGGGATAATCCATTACGGCAAAGTCTTTAATTCCAGCGGTAAATAAATGCCCTGCCTGCGCCGATATATCCATGTCTGAATATCCGCTGTACTGCGAGTTCTGGTTCCACACAAGAGCGCGTAAAGTCTTGCCGTCCCTTCCTGCGTAAACCATAATTTCTTTTGTTCCCTTCGGCTGTAGATTGTTCGCGCCTGTGTACTCTACGATGTTCATGTCGAAAGTAGCAGGGGTAGGCACTTCTCCGTTGTCGCTCCATGTCGATTTATCCGTCCCTGAAAAAAAGTGTTTTCCAGAGGCTATCCACTGCAAGCGGCTTCCGTGCATATCGTTTTCTTCAAGCACTATTGCATGAGATGGGGTGATGCTTATGTTCGCGGTTTCTTCGGTTTTTGTTTCATATTTCGGCTTGGTTACTGGCTTTCCATGATAATCATATTTATACCAAGATGAATCAGCATATGTTGATGTATCAGTGCCTTCCATGCAGTAATATGGTGAAAATTTATATAAATTAGATAGAATACCTTTACCTATAATAACGTGCAATTCGAACAGTAGGGGGTATACACAATATTCTAATGAACCGACCCAGCTTTCTATATAGGATCCTTCATGATTAATTCTTTCATAAATATCAAAACGTCTTAAATAACCTAATAGGATTCCGCTATTAATGGAACCCGATTCGTATGTATAATCTTTAAAATAAGTCCTATTATAGAACACAAATTCTTTCGCATTTATATTAAACGCGAGTTCATTGTCCGTATATACTTGATTTTCAAATTCATCAAGGACTGGTTCGGTAACTTCATTGCCGTCTTCATCACGAGCTATACTTGAAGTCTCTCTTATGGTTGTGTATCTCTCCTCTGTTGTAAAGTCTGTATGCCTATTGCTCCCCGTCTGGCTGTCCGGGGCGCGGCTCATGTAGATTCTGTTCGGCTCGTTATTTGTCCCTGCCAAGCACAGCCTTCCTGATTCAAATGCCACGCATGAAGGGCGGTCATTCTCTGCCGTAAAATCTTTGCCTATAAAATCTCCTTCGATTGTAATTGCTAAGTTGATCTGGTTTTCGTTCCATGCCAGTTTCATCGGACTCTGTTCGGGGTGTACTATCCATAAATCGTCTGCCGAAGCCGCGTAATGCAGTTTTTGTATCTGCTCCGCCGTATAAGGGCTGTTCAGCGTCTGAATAATCTGATAATCATTATCTCCCTGATCTTTCCAAATTCGGATTGTTCCTTCCGTGACTTCGAGTATTAAACAGCTTCCGTCCGACACCAGCCATTCAATAAGCCTCGCTTCTTTATTTTCATGCGTGGTTCCGTCAAAGAATGTTCCGGGGCGTTTCCTCAAGCCTCCTGTCAGCATGGGGATAAAGTTCTCCATGCGCTTGGCTCCCATTTGATGGGCTGGGCTGTCTACCCTAGAAGCGAGCAACGGGCTGATCTCGCCCATAAATACGTTGTATAACAGGCTTACGTTCACCTTCGCGCCTCCGTGTGGAACCTGTTACCGGAAGCGTAGGGATCATAGTTCATCTCCGCGTCTTCTTTCTTCGCCCTCTCAAGAGTCTGCTGGCTCTCCGCGGCTATTAAACTTACAAGCTGTTCGTTAGATGTCATGGGAGTAGCCAGTAAATAAGCCAAGTGCGTACTGATAGCTTTCCTCACTGCCTGCGGCATCTGGTTGGGGTCTTTCGGCCTTGCGATATAAACAAGATAAATTTCGTCCGCGTCCGTGAGTATCTTTCCGTTCTCCGCTTGGTAGGGTACGGTTTCAACTGCGCCGTCTAAAACCGTAATCAGCCGTATGCAGTCCATAGGATAGTTAAACTGATACTTCCAGCCGAACGCCGGTTGTTCTGCATTCATTGCTAACTTCTGCCTCTTCCGCGCAAACTTGAAATCCCACTGCCCAAGCACGTACTCTACGGCTTCCGGCAGGAAGCGGTTGCAGAATTCAGCGTTCTGCGTCCCTTCTGTCAGGTCGCTTATAGAATTGGCTCCCAGCCTTCCAAGTGCGCGGTTGCAAATTTGAGTCCAGCTAGCGGTATAATCAATGCTCATCTTCCGGCCTCCAATTCGGATTCACCCACTCGTAATACTTGATGTCATTCCACTCTCCCTTAGCGTTCAATACCTGTTTCTCCATAACTCCCACAATTTTCCAGCAAAGAATCTTCGCAAGACGGTCGTAGGTTCTTTCTGTAGGGCTTCCTCTTAAAACAAAGAAGATAATCTTGCGGTACTTCTGCATGAGGTAACGGATAAAAGTCATGTAGTCTTTCGCTAAATAATACCTGTATTCCTCCGTAAATGACATAACGGGGATTTCAAGGACAGTATCAGCCGCCAAGTTAATGGTCAGGTCAATGCTTCCTATCACTTCCCCGTTATGCGTAGATACCATGCGCTCGCGTACAACATTAAGAGGCAGATCGTATTTGTACCACTCGTCACCGTCTACCGGCTTGAGGGTTTTAAGCTGCTCCTCGTATTTGTCCGCTGGCTCAATCATGGCTTATGCCTTCTCTGCTTCTTTCGGCGTGGTTACTGCGCCCTTGCCAACCGGCGCAAAAAAGCCAAGAGCTTTCATTTTGGTCAATTCTTTAACCTGTTCTTCTGAAAGATCGTAAATCATACCGGACGAGTAGAATCTTACGCCGCTATGGACAAACTCTGTCTTGCAAATGTACTTCATAATCTTATTCTCCTGATAAAATAAAATTGCGCCGGGATAAACTCCGGCGCTCGTTCGCTAATTGATTGCCGGGCCGGGTTCTAAGAACGCGGTGATCCCGTTGCAGGCCGCGGCAAGGGCGGCGCGTACAAACCTTTTGTGTTTTTTGGGCATCTGGATTACTGCGAAGTTTCCGGCCTTCGGGTCGGTTACGGCCTGTCCAGTAACAAGATCTGTAAAGGTCGTGCCGCTGTCGCTGTCCTGAAGCTTCGGGGTTACGCTTCCCGTAACGTTCTGCTCTGCGTGAAAAACAACAGAGCATTCGTGCTGTTCCCCGGTGCGGTGGCTCTGCATGGCCGC